GATTGTTGTAGCGCAGAAACTGGTTGCGGATGCTGTCGTCGCCTGTGTACTCGATGGCGCCCTTGGGTTGGTCCAGCTCTTCCTTGAGCCGGTCCCGCAGGTTCTTCTTACCATGAGCATGATGGCGCTCAGCTTTCTTGCCGTAGTTGTCGCTCTTTTTGTTGGGAGCTAAGGCGGGCTTTACCGCCTTCTTCGCCGGGCGCTTACGCGCCTTGCGGGCATCGTTGACTTTGGTTTTCTCCATGGTCTTACGGTGTTGAACAACTTGAAATTGTTGAAGGGTGTTCACTGTCTTAATGAGGACCGGCACAATGGAACCGGCGAGATCTACCTCGATATCGATCGAGATTAGCCTCTGGTGGAAAGGGGAGTCGACACTGTACGGAAGACTGTAGACACTTTGGAGAGTCGCCCTAAAATAGGCGTCGTCATCCTCAGATACGTCATACATTCGAGAGAACCACTCCCAGGTGTCCTCCGCGGCGGGGGGGAAGTGGTTTCCCCGCCCGAAGTGTGTGTTGTTCTGCATTTCACGCGTCTCGGCGATCGGCCCGGGACCGAGTAGGAAATCGATCCTTTCAATCATCGCCCCCAGGATAGGAACGTTGATGTACTTCTGGTATGGGTAGATCATCGACCGCATTTCACTCTCAGTCCGGGAAGACCCTGCTGACCATCCATGACGAGCCAACATTCGGCCAATCTTGGGAATCATGTAGTGCTTCCCCTCATTAGGGATAAAATAGCAACTACAAAAGTCAGTCATTGAAGGGTCATCTGACACCTTCGTGGTCACATCGAAACCGAAAGCAGCCCACTCTTCAGTTAAGGCTTTGGTTAGTGCGGCATGGTCGCTGAGATCCATCTTGGCAAGCTTCCGTCCAATGGTTATGAGGGCACCTGCGTTTCCACAGTTGTTGCCCGCACTTGTCAGTTGGCTGCCTGATGTTCGCATGGGTAGCATTTTCCCTGTGAAGCTGATGTCGTAGGTACTAAATGCAGAGCTGGAGATTTTTGGGCTGACGCCCTGAAGCAGGCTCGCGCCGACCTCTTCGATGGTCCCATAGGAAATGGGCCCGTCGTGTGAAACGAATGTGCTTTCGTACCCAGCTTGCTCGGCCAGGCGGAGGAAGAGTTCACGCTCGAGGACGAGCGGTTCTTCCCTGTAGTGCGCGTCCCAACGCTTAGCGTCTGCGCAGACCACAACGAAACTGGAGCCTGATAGGATAGCCATCCAGCTGTCGTCACCCGAAA